GCTTTGATGGAAGTATCAGAATTGGTTGCATCGGTTTTGCGAAATAGACCCATAGTCATAAAGTGTAGCATTTGTCAAGTAATTAGACAACATGCTAGGGCGTGTCTAAGTATAAATCTGTGGCTTAGGCTGAGGGATCATTAACTTACTAACTACCATGGCTAAGCCAATTGGAGCAGAGATGTCGCCCGAAGATTTACGCTTGATGATGCGCCATGCGCTGTCGTTGGTTTTTGCCGCGGTATTCTGAAACTGCTCAATGAGTTCCTTCATGCCATTGTGAACGACTCTAAGATTCGTCATGCCCTCTAGCAGGTCTCCGCAAGCCTTGTAAAACTGCTGTCCTGAGACATCCTCGACCACGATGCCAGCGTTAGCCAATCGATCGGCGATTGTCTGAGTAGCGTACTTATCAAAGCAGACCATTCGCGGTTTATAGATGTCAGCCCAGCCCTTTATACTTGCTGCCATCTTTAACTCATCAATGGCAACCTGTGAGCTGTAAGTTTCTAAAATACCGATGCCAATCCTTCCATCTGGAAGCAATTGCCCTGCAACAAGTGATCCATTCTTGCGGGAAGGACTGACATCGAATCCGAACACTGTATAAGCACCCACTGACATTTCTAAAGTGCTGTCTGAACTGTTTTCAAGCACCTCTGTAGTGAAAGGGCAATTTAATGCGCTTATCCATTGGCACAAGGTTTCGGTGCGCGCGGCATCTGGGCTGGATGAAGCAATCGTTTCCTCAATCGCTTCAACGCTGATTAGATAGCCCATTGATGGATTAGCCATAGCCCACGCGTTACGATCCCAGATGTCGCAAAAATCAGGTGCGGAATACTCGTAATAACCAAGGCTCTTAGGTGGATAATTTTTACAAGCCGCATGCAGATTATTTAGCTCGGTGCTATAAGCATCACCAGCATTGCTAGTAAAAAGTCGCTGGCTGTTCATGCGTGCAAGGGTTACGCTTTTTGCAGCATCCATCGCGGCAGTTGATACCTCACGCAACTCGTCAATCCATAGAAAATCGGCAGACCTGCCTCTCGCGCCATCTGAGGTTGCAGCTGCTACTTCTAGCTGTGCTCCATTGGCAAGGATGATGCGCTCATCTCCGTTAGTCCTGCGGATGCCCTTTTTAGGATCTCCATCTTTTAGTTGAGCTCTCATCCAGTCATTGCGCTCGATGATGTCTGCCATGATGTTGAAGGACTTCATAGCCATGGCTCTATTAGAAGACATGATCAAGATGTCCTTTTCACCGAACATAAACAGCCCTGCTAAGCAGCGCATACGCGCTAGATGGCTCTTTCCTGACTGCCTAGCAATAAGCAGCAGGTTGGTTTTGCGGATAAACATCCCCTGCTTGTCCACAGTACACATGTCATCAAGGATAAGGCGTTGCCAGTCGAGCAAAGGCTGACCAATCCGCTCAGCAAGCTCAGCAACCTGTGTTCCCTTAGTTTCACCCTTCAACCATGGGCTATGAAGCCTTGGTTTGAGTGCCCCTCGTAGCGGCTTGGACTTTTTGGCTTTAGTTGTCATTGACTCGGATTAGGTCGGGTCTTAAACGGACTGTCTTGGTGAATTTCGGACTGTGTCAGGGAGAGATTGCCAGAAAAGACAGGGGGGGTAGCCGTCCGTGCTAAAAAAACACCCTCATTGAGCGCGCCCTTGCGCAGGTTACATGACTTGCACAACACTCTTAAATTATCAAGACTGTGATCGCCCCCAGCTTTGCGTGGGATGATGTGATCGATGTGCAGCTCACCTTCATCTGTGCCACATATCTGACAAGCTCTACCATCACGCATAAACACACGCTCTCGCTGTTCACGATAGCGTCTGCTGTTTAACTTATCAATAGCCATTTTGTTCCTCTGCTGTGCAGTAATCTATCTGTTTAACATGATCCATAACATGATTACATTGAGCACATAACGCTCTAATACTTACAGTAATAGCATGATCAGCATCAAACAGGTAATTACAGTTATGGCATTGATAGATGTTATAAGTGCTTAATGCCAATTCATTAACTTCCAATGCTCATAAGCCCTGCATGGTGTTGAGTATCGATGCTCAATATATGATAAGCCCCATCGTACCTGAGTGTAACCATCTTGGTCTTTAAGCCACTCACTCTTACCTTGTGGTATTCCATAATGAGATCCATTAACAGCTTTAGGATTCCAAGCACTTTCTTTACCATAGAGTATTGCTAAGCATTTGTATTGCTCATAATCATAATGTAATAGATGTAAAGCATATTCTTTATAGGTTACATATTGCATTGGTTTAGATCCACCTGCATCAGGCATGATGCATAGAGCTATCCCAATAGCTACTAGCACCCCGCGAGCTATGCCCCTAAGGGGCTCGCGGTGAGCCTTTGAGAGGCTCTGCTGTGTTAGCGTACCATCAATGTCAAATCCATTTGTAAAAGTCCTGCTCAAAGCGGTGTTTCGTTTCATGATTACCCCCTGTGGATAACTTCTGTGGATAGCTATTTATCCGTTGAATAGAAGCCTTTACCCTTAAAGTGAATAGCCGTAGCACTAAAACCCTTAACCATTGGTTCATTACAATATGTGCATGGAATCATTGGTCTATCGTGCCATCCGTGGGTAATCTCTTGACTGAGATTGCAAGACTGGCATCGGTAGTCATAGGCTGGCATGTTAAGCACCTCTGTATCATGTAAGACCCACAGCCTGTGCAGCGGTCAATGTCTGCTTCTGTGGGTTCGCTAGTAATGTGACCATATTTAAGTTGGAGTAATGGTAAGAGATCGCCTAATTGGATTACGCATGCATAGTCCTCTGCGTTTTCTCCCTGTCCATTAAGGCGTAAGACAGCAAAGCCCAATTCCCCCGAAATGGCTGTGCGAGCCTTATATTGCTTTATGTAAGCTAATGGCTGAAAGCCTGTTCGACTTTTAATCTCAGCGTCAAAAGGTACATTGACAATATCCTTACCATTACCCCTTCCCACGCATGCGCCCGGCCACCAAGTCGATAGGTACTCAGCTACTACGCGCTCTGTGCGGAAACCTCTAGTTCGCCTGCTATTAGCCATTAACAGCTTTACACTTGGAGCATTGCCAAGTCACAACGCCATTGACTGAGTCAGATGAGATGTCTTCTAAGTCTCTGATTGCAACTGGCTCATTGCACAGCTGACATGGTACGAATGCTGACATGAGATCAACCCATTCGCCATTTATCTTAATTCCAATGTTGCCCATTATACTCTCGCTTTCTGTGGATGCCATTTACCATCTGATCCCAGCTGATACCAGACAGGCGGACAATCAGACTTGACTCCACCTGCGTTCATTTGATTGCATTGATAACCACCCCAAGGACGACCATTCTTCTCACCTTCACGCCAGCGCATTGCGCCATGAACGCAACTTGGTGATTGCTCTGCTTCTGGTGTTCCTAATATGTCCTGCACAAGATCTAGTGCCTTGTCAAGTGTGACAGGCGCATCGACTACTTTGTTATATTCATTAACAGGCGTCGTCCAGTAATCTTGATTATCTGCCTTGACTTCCTGAACAGGCGGTTTAACTGGCTTAGCAGCTACGACCTTGCTCATTTCCTCGCGGCTTGGTCTCTTTCCTTTAGGCGCATAACCTGCATTTGCAAGTGCTCTGCCGATCGCCGAAGTCTCACAATTCTCCAATGCTGAAGTCTGATTAACACCTCGACTAGTAACTGTTTCTTCCGCGTACCCAGTTGCCCAAGCAACAGAATCGTTTGCATCTTTATAGAGATACGCCTTAACAATGTATCGAGTAGCCTCGACAACTTCCAACTCAGTTGATATGCGGAACGCTGGATAGTCCTTAATAAATTTCTCAAGTCTCACCTCTACTGGCTCGTAATCGGCTAAATTAAACATACAGTTCGTTTTCCTCTGTTGCTAGCTGCCCTGCGAGTGCGCCATAAGAGCAGAGATCGACCCAGTTGTCGATGTGTTGTGCTGATTGATTAGTCCTTGCAAGTT